TTTGTGGGTCACCTGTAACTTCAAAGGATACATTATCAGACATACCATCACCTTGAGGTGCTTCCACCATCCCTGTAAACATTCCTGCATTCCCTGTATCACCACCTGTTGCCATATAAGTTACTGGTGCTTCTCCTAAGTCTCCTCCTTCTCTAACCATTTGAGTAGGAATTTGTTCAGTTGAATAATTAAAGAAACGAGGAGTCGCCCCACCTTTTCTAATAAATTCATCTATATCTTCTTTTGAAGCTACCTGTTCTCTTTTTGTATATGGAAGTGTATCTGGCAGTTGATATTCTTTAGTTTTAGTTTCATCAATTTCATAAAGACCCGGTGTTGTTCCTATCGCACCTAATCCTGCGCCCACTCCTTGTTTAACAAGTTGTTTCTTAATTAAATCTGAACCAGCTTGACTTAATACTCCTTCACCACCAGCTTGTGTCAAAGTGTTCGCCGCTAAATCTGTACCAAAACCTGTCGCAGCTTGACCAGCAAGACCACTAGAGCCAGCATCAGCAGCAAAACTACCAGCTGTTTTACCAGCTTGTGTCGCTGCGTTTGGTCCTCCTGCAATACCAGCAGTTAAACCAGTAACTAAAGCAGAGCCTAATATTTCTTCTCTATTACCACCAGTTAAAGCCGTGCCTACACCAGCACCAGCAGCAGAAGCAGCCGCAGCTTTTAAACCTGTCAATGCACCTGCAGTAGCACCGCCACTTGCTATAAGCGGAATAGCATATGGAGCAGCAACAGCAAGAAGAGCAGGAAGTAAGTCTTTAATTTTAAAAGCTTCTGGCAAACCAGTACTAGGATTCTGTGTTAAACCGCCCGGTCCTGCTAGTGCATCCAATGTTTTAAGTTCCATAGGATTAACATGCACTAACGTATTATCACCCATACGTCCTTTCATAGCAGCAAGTCCCATCAGACCTGACATCGGTGCATTCATATTTTGTCCATAAGCCATACTATTTTTCCTTGTTGATTATCTTATTATACAATATATTATTGAAATATACCAGCCTCTAATGAAAGTTTACCCAGCCTGTTCCTTCTACGTAACCTCTATACTTTTTAGCACTAACAGCAAAAACTACATCTCCATTCTTAGGATTAGGAATATCAGTAACAGTTACTGCTGTTAAAATTTTAGTAGCTGGTCTTCCATCTACTTGAGAGTCTCTAAAATCTAACTCACGACCAAACTCATTGCTCCAGCTTTTTAAACTTTCGTAAAGTTCTATTACTGTTTGAGGAGAAAGGTATCCAGAAAATCTAGGATAATTAGCCATCTATCTTTCTCCGTCAGGTTGCATAGACATTCTAACACTACCCCAACGCCAGCTTCCGTCATTAGTTCCAGATACTTTTACAGTAGCAGACCGTCCTCTAGCTCTTAAATTAACCTTAGTTATATTTTGATTAAATACAAATGGACCTTTTTCTTGTACTGTGCCATTAGGATAATCTTTTACATTTACAAAAAAGTTTACTTGCTCCCCAGAATCAAAAGAATAATCTGGGATAAGTTTATCTATAAACATAAGCTGTTTACCTGTATCTAAATCAAACTCAGCTGATTCTAGAAAAGATGTTAACTGTACGCCATCACCTCTATAAATATTTTCTGGTTCATTATCCCAAATATAAACATCACCAGTTTCAGAGGTTCTTCCTGTCATTAGTGTATTGTTATATACATTCCTATCTTGAAATGTTGTTACAATACCATCTTCAAACAGTTTACCATAAACCCATGTACGTTCTTGTGTGTTATAAATTACATACGCATTAGGCTCTGGACTAGCTGCCAAGGGATAGAGCCAAATGATTTCTTTAAATTCTGAATTAATACCTGCATAAACTTTCTCTTGGTTTGTTGTGTTAAAATCTTCAAATAGTTTTCTTCTTATAGTACATGGCATTGTTTGAACACGCCCGTCAAAGGCAAAGAAATTGTTTTGTCCCATCCAATAAGAAATGCCATCATAGTCAATAGATGCATGTGGTCCTATTAACCCACAATTAGAACCAACTTGTGTAAAGCTAAATGTAAAAGGAGGACCAATAAATTGTTGGGTATACATAGCTTTATCTGTCCATATATTAATAGCGTTTCTTGAACGAGTTGCCCCTATAATACGAGAACCTTCTGTTAAAATAACTTCACCTGAGTTTGAACTTACAGGAATAGGACTCCATTGTTCAAAGTCTTCTTGACTTGACCATCTTACAGTCATGTTATCAATGCCGGATACGGAAAAAGGTTCACTTCCATAGCATATAACATGTCTATCATTTGGTGATACAAGAAATGTATTAGCTAAAGGTGCTGCCGATATTTCAACTGCTCTTGTTGGAATAACAGATGTATCATTATCCATATACACTATTCTGTCACCACGCCTTAATGCCATTAAATCTTCTCCCCAAGTATCTAACGACCATTGATTAGCTAAAAAGGTAATAGCTGATTCAGTTGCAGGTTCATTCCAAGCTCTATCTGTACTTTGACCATTTAAAAGAGTTATTGTTCCACCTACACCAACAACCGCTGAACCTACATCTTCTGTTGTAGATACCGTAAAACGTATAACATCAATGTCACTTCCTGATAAACTTACTGTATGAGAAGATACTTGAGCTACAGTATATGGACCATTAATATTTGTGTCATCTGTTGAATTTATAAGTATACCAGTTACACTTGTAGCAACTAAATCTCTTGTTGCCGTAACGACAGCAATACGAATTTGATTAGTTGCTTTAGTAACAGTATTAACTAACAAATCACCTATACTAACTGTAGTTGAGCCTATTTCTCCCGTTTGATATGTTCCTGCTCCCCAACCTAAACCTTGAATATCATCTGTAGATTGTGGAGGTATTAAAATATTTATACTTCCTGCTGACCCTTGATTAGAAGCAGCAGCAGTAGCAGAAACATTATTTGTTGTAGATACAGTAAAGTGTGAAGTTCCTGATACAGCTACAATAGTTCTTGTTCCGCTAACAGTAACACCAGAAAATGCATCGACACCTAAAAATTCTACTCTTTGACCCACCTCTACAGTTGGCATACCATTTATACTAACTTCAACTGTAGCAGCTTGACCAGTGGCTGTAAATGTTTCAAAATTACCACTAACACTTACAGAAAATGTAACAGGAGTACTATCATAAAATGTTTGATTTTGAATTACATATAGTTGTTGATTTGTTCCTAAAGCTATATAAGGTCTTGAGTTATTATCTGTCCATGTAATAATATCACGAGCTAATCCATTAATATCTGTATCACTAAATTTTTGATAGCCTCTTAAATTTTCTGGTTTACCTTCTCTAAATCGAACACGATTTCCATCATACCACTTACCCTCTTCAGAGTATTGAGTAGACTCCCTGTGAAATCCAGGAGCAAAATCTAATTTTACTAATTGTGATGTCATAGAAAATACCTTTTAGTTTTCATCAAATTTCGTTGGTCCGAATGTTACTGCAGCAAATGTTTCACCAAAATCATTTTGCATTTTAGTGGCTGCTGTAGACAAACTACTAGATACATTATAAGAACCTGAACTTATACCAAAACCAAATAAATAATTTCTACTAGATGATGGTGAAGCCAAGTTTACTACAGTATCCATATTAGTCATTGCAACACCTGAATTTCTAACTGTAGCTGCACCTACCTGTATTCCCTCTCCAAATTTATTTAATGTAAGAGTTGCAGGACTTGATGTTGTTGAAGTGCTGTCACTATCTGAAGCTCCAAGATTATTAAATGTTTTACTAAGATAAATAATTACATGCCCAGAACCATAAACTTGTTGTGAATTACTATAGTTAAATGTAGCTGTCTGACTTCCTGTTAAATCTCCAACATTTGCTGCATATATAATTGAATCAAAGGTATACTCAGATGGAGTATTATTCTGAGAAAGTACTTCAGTTAAACTAACACTTCCTAGAGTAGCTGTTGTATGAACACTTCTTCTACTTCCATTAGTTGAAATATTACCTAACATAATAACAGATTTTGTACCCGAAGGTAGGGTTACACTTTGAGCAGAAGATGAACTAGAAGTACTACTCTGAACCCAATTATCACTACCTAATATAGATAAAGGAACATAATTTACCGCACCATAAAAATCTGTTATCTTTATTGTACCGCTAGTAGGAACAGATGCATTTTGGGTAACATCTGGAACAAGCGAACCACCACGATAATATTCACTTAGTGCGTGTGGTGTAGAGCCACCAAACTCACCTACAATATCTGAAATCTTTAATGTCCCTGAACTAGGAAGAGCCATCTACCTTACCTTTTAATTCTTCTACTTCTTCTTTAAGATGTTTAACTGCTTCAATTAAATATCCTACAATGTTACCATATGCAACAGCTTTATACTCTCCGTTGTTATTAATAAGTTCTGGAGCAATTTTTTCTATCTCTTGAGCAATAACGCCTGAACCTTGTTGACCATCTTTCTCATAAGATACACCACGCATTTCAAATGCTCTAGTTCCATCCAATGTTTTAATTTTAGATTTAAGTCTTTCATCAGAAAAAGCTGTAACATCTCCTGTAGCTACAACAACACTACAGTTAACATTTTTTAAAGTGCTAGTGCCATCAACAACAAGTGTACCAGTAGCGTTAATATCAGCTGCACTAACCATACCGCTACTTCTTATATTAGGAACAGTTAATCTATTATTAGCTGGGTCATAGCTAAGATTACCACCATCATCTTGAAAAAGAGAAGAATTACCTGTAGTATCGTTTGCACCTTTAAGTACTAATCTATAATTTGCACTATTGCTTACAGTAGTAACTAATACTTTACTAGCATTTACAGCATCTGTAGCATTAGCCACAGAAGTAACTGTTTCTAAAACATTAATAGTAGAACCATCAGTTCCTATTACAGCACTATTACTTGGACCAGCAACAGTTGTTGCAGTACCTCCTGCAGGTTGCATAGTAACAGAGCCTTCTCCACTATTTGCATTATGAACAAAATAAATTTTTTGTTGTGCAGGGATAACAACATTTACTGGAGAATCAAAAGAACCTGTAAATTTTAAACCAAAGTTTCTTGCTTCATCTACTGTCCCGTTGGCAGTTGATAAAGTTTTTTCTGTTGCAGTTGTTAGAGCAACTGTTATATAACCAGCAACAGCATCATCAACCATATCAATGGTTCTTTCATTTAACCTTAACCCCCAAGTGTTAGCGTTCTCACCATCACCTTGTTTTTCTAATCTTGTGCTTGCTGTATATGTACTACTCATTATCTTTTTTTCCTATAAAAAATTTAACTGTGTCTGTTTCATAGATGCGAATACAAACCCAAACTAATGACAAAAGGGCTGTAGCTTCTGGTATCCATGCCATAAATGCACTAATAGTTACTCCACCAGCTGCTACATCAGTTACTTGTTTTACTTCTTCTGTTATCATAATAGTTCCTTTATTTTATCATATAGTCAGTTGTTTTGCAATGCTATTGCCTTTTCTGATATTGAGAACTCACCAAGTATGTTGTTAAACAGTAAAGAAAACTGTTCCCATTAAAAAGTTTGAGTTTCCGCTATTGGTAAAGTTAGTTGGACCTAAACCATTGTTAAGGTCATCTCTTGCATCTGAGCTTGAGTTGGTTATTAAAATTGCATAGTCATTTCCGTCATTAACGTAGCCCGTTTGTGGAGCTTCAGTGGTAAAGTTTTGAGAAAAGGTAACAAGCAAACTACCTGCTCTTTGTGCTGTTCCTATACCTGACGCATTTGTCGAAGCAGTAAAAGGAAAATTACCTATCACAGCATTACCCGAACCTCCACTAAACGCATCTGTCCTTATTTGAAACCTTGCGATAACCTGTCTGCCTATCTTAACGTACTCACCAGTTGCTTTGTCGTAAGTAATTGTAGCTCCACTCGTTGTAAATCCATAAGTAGGTGTCCATGTACCTTCTTCATAATCATCAAGTAAGTTAACTGAACCAGTGCCACCTATATATACGCCACCTTGAATATACGCCTCATTAAAAGTTGCGGCTGATGACCCTAAGTCTACCGTGTTATTGATAGCGGCATTAGTAGACGTATTAAATGGCTGTATTGCGTTTAAGTTATCATTGAACCGCACACCTGTGTCGCCTGTCCCGATAGCCATATCACCAGATTTTACGTTTATCTGTCCATCTGTTGTGCCATCTTTTCTAAAAGCCGCAACAGCACCATCATCAGTAAGCCTATTTAAAACAAAAACAAGCCCACTATCACGAGTGTGAATAGCAGAGCCGTTGTTAGAAAATATATGTCCAGACAAATTACTATCAACAGTTGATTTAGCAATAAGCATATCGTCAGTAATAGTTGCAGTGCTGGCTGTAATTCCATTGGTAAACGTGCCGCTAAATACTGAGAATACATCATAGACAATAACCTCTAGTATATCACTTGCCGTTGCCCCAGAACCTAAAACAATACTTGTAAGACTTGTGTCCGTGTAGTCAGCAGGGTCAAGAAGCACACCATTAAGGTAAACATCTACATAAGCACCATCTGAATATGATAATGCATTGCCACTGTCATCAGTATTAAATGTAGTTTGTCCACCCGTAGCAGTGTAGATAAATCTACTACGAACTCCAAAACCATCTGTTGTTCTACCAATGTATGCCATTAATTATTTTCCTGTTAAGTTGAGTTGTAAGTAAAAGAAAATCTACAAGTAAAATCACTTGCATCTACAGCAGTTCTTAGCAGTGTGGTGACTGTTGTACTACCACCTCCAACTACACGATATAAAAATGCTTCTGTTGTACCGTCATCAGGAGCAACAGTTATTGTGCTTGTTGTAACTCCTAAATTTTGAAAATAATAAAAAAGACCACCATCTTCCAATGAAGTGCCGCTTAAATGGTCAGCAACAGTAAAGGGTAGACCGCTTATTTTAGCCCCTACCGCTGATGCTGTTCCACTTGTGCAATCTGTAAGTATACCAGAGCATTGAACTCTTCGACCAATTTTAGTATATACTCCATCAGAAGAACTAAAAGTCATACCAGTTATACCGGGTGTCCAATCTCCTTCCTCATAGTCATCAAGGGCATTAGCCGAACCTGTGCCGCCAAGATATACACTGCCGCCAAGATAGAGGTTGCTAAATCTTTCTGTTGCATTTCCTAAAGCAACAGTATTGTCAGCTTGCGCCGCATTTAATCTTGGTGTGACTGCGCCACCCTTAAACCTTAATCCAGTATGATTTGCTTCACCATCAATATAAAAACCACCAGAGTCAATTCCAAGTGAGCCGACAGTTGTGCCGTCTTTTCTAAAAGCCGCAAGCGCACCATTGTCAGTGAGCCTATTTAAAACAAAGGGAAGCCCACCATCACGGACATGAAAAACAGAACCATTAGTATTAAATATATGTCCAGCTACTCCGCTATCATCAGCCGTTTGAGCAATGAGAAGTGTCCCATCGCTCATTAGTCGCATACGTTCTGTAGAACCCCCTGAAAAGAAAGTCATATTGTCACCACTAGCACCTAAGAATACATGAGCGTTTGAGCTTGTTGAATTATCCTTAAATGCTAAATACGCATTTGCATCGCCTGATTCTATTATTGCATTTATATTTGCAGAAGCGTGAAATACATGAAGCATTTCTGCTGGTGAAGTCGTGCCAATGCCAACCTGTTCACTACTATCAATAGTCACAGCCGTAGCGTCAGCCGCACTGCTGTTGATGCGGTTAATGCTATCGGCTATGTCTCTTGGTCTAGTCATTAAAGTGTCTCTTGATTATCCGCAAATGTTTCATAGGCTGATTTTACGTCACTCGTCCACACGGCGTTACATACCGCCTGTACTGATGCGTCTTCACCTGAAATGTCTGTGTCACCCCAAGTGTCTCCTGTCTTAGTGCGACAATGCAAAACGTGTCTGTGATAGGTGCGGCTAATCTCTGCACCATCATCTTTCACGATTGTTGCCTTACGAACTTGGACATTCTTATGTTCGCCCCTAACCTCGCAGTCATATTCAAATTCTTTTGTTAAAGCCATTTTAGTCTCCTATGTTATCGTGGCGGGATTGCCACCTGTCTGACCCGACTTCCAGACGGGTTAATTAACTTACCCTATATCTTACTGACCCAATCAAAAAGGCATTACTTGCATTGCCATTTGATAAAGTGCTCGCGCCGCCATCATTACCTGCATAAAGCCTAAAGTTAGTAGCGTTTTGAAACACATAAGCCAAGACCATGCCTGTTGAATCTACTGGTATGGTAAAATACGTTAGCGCACCACCTCTTAAAGCTCCTGCTGTTTCATTTACCGCTACATAAGGCAACCCATTAATTTGCACATGCGCTCCTGCATTTGTACCGCTAAATTGTAAAAAGAAGAAAGCCTCAACAACATTTCCAACTTTTTGATAATTTCCGATTTGATATGAATTTGGAAACGTAACACTTGTCCACCCTGCCGCTACAACAGGTGTCCAACTTCCCTCTTCATAATCATCAAGAGCATTAGCCGCCGCAGTGTCGCCGTTAAATGTAAGTCCACTTGTAGTAATTCTAGCACGTTCAGTACCTGCGGCTCTGAAAATAATGTTGTTACCACCTACATTTAAATTATGCCAAGCTGTTGTCGCCTCGTTTAATGCAGAAAGTTTCACCTCTGTACCTGCTGTTGCAGTTGTGCCAGACAAAACAAGTGCTGTACCAGAATCAGGTGCTACTATATGTATTCCATCACCCTGTGGCGAAGTTGTGCCAAGACCAACGTGACCCGCACTGTCAATACGCATCCTTTCAGCAACATTTGTTGTACCTACATCTCCGTTGGTACTAAAAGTAATATTTCCTGCTGTAGCTGAACTTTGAAGAAATGTAATTTGAGCAGTTCGGTTATTGGCAACATTACCTGATTTATCTGTTGTCCCTACTATTCCACCATACTGTGTAGTATTTGAACCAGAAAATAAAAGAGCAGGAAAGTCACTACCAGCAGTAGACTGAAGTGCAATTTTTGCATCCCAATCACCTGCACGAGTAACGCTTGGTGTTATTGTTACACCCCCATCTGTTACTGTTGTTGTTCCAATGCCTACTTTATTTTCAGATGCATCAACAAATAGTGTGTTAGTATCGACAGTTAAATCACCAGTGGCTGTTACATCTTTTGTAGAGATGTCTCCAATTTCTAATTCTGGTTTTGGACCATCGCCAACATACGCCATTAGGTAATCTCCAATATAGACAACGCAACATCACCAGAAGATGCTGTGTTTGTTGTTACCTTCAATACGTCTGATGCTTCCATGACAACCTTCTGGTCGCCACCTACGACAACTAATGTACTGCCTACAGGAATAGGAGCAGCTTTAATTAAATAAATATTATCGCCATCATTATTTTCCAATTGTACATCAGCAGTAATTTGTGAAGCAACAATGTTTGCAATAGACAAACCAATAATAGTTGTTTCAGTTGAACTAGGACAAGTATAAATAGTAGCTGGACTTGTTCCAACAGCTGTGTCTGTTTTTATTTTAAATGAATTAGCCATAGCTTATTATACTCCAAAAGTTATCCTAATGCAATGGCAAATGCCACAGCTGCAGCGTTTGCATTAGATATAGATGTAGCCATTGTAGCTGATAGTGAAGGAACTAAAGCAGATACTGTAGCTATCTGTGTGTTACTATTATTAATACTTGTAGCCATCGTAGCTGACAAAGCCGGAACTAAAGCAGATACTGCAGCTATTCTAGTTTCAAGCGTAGCTGATGTTGTTGCACTAGCTGCTGCAAGAGCAATAGTATTAACAGACGCTATAGCATCTAAATTAGTTTTTGTCAATACTGATACTGCAGCAATAGCTGTATTAGAATTATTAATACTAGTTGCCATAGTAGCAGATAGTGCAGGTACTAATGCAGATACTGCAGCAACTCTAGTTTCTAGTGTAGCAGATGTGCCAGCACTTGCAGCTGCTACTGCTATAGTATTTACTGATGCAATAGCATCTAGGTTAGTTTTAGTTAATACTGATACTGCATCTATTCTTGTATTTAAAGTTGCTGATGTAGACGCAAATGTAGAGGATACTGTAGCTATTCTTGATTCTAATGCTGCAGAAACTGTAGCAATACTAGTAGCCATAGTAGAGCTAACCGCAGCTATACGTGTTTCTAATGTAGCTGATGTACCAGCACTTGCAGCCGCTAATGCAATTGTATTAACGGATGATATAGCATCTAAGTTAGTTTTAGTGAGAACAGATACAGCATCGATGCGTGTATTAAGTGCTGCCGAAGTAGCAGCAAATGTAGAAGATACTCCTGCAATGCGTGTTTCTAATGTAGCAGAAAGTGCAGCAACTGTAGAAGATGTAGCAGCAGGTTCACCACCAACCAGTATATTTGTAGCATCTACTGTTGTTGCACTTATCGTGCCAGCACTAACAGTTGTAGCAAATAAATTTCCAGTTCTAAGACTGCTTACGCTTACATCTTGAAATACAAGTGTACCAGCAGTTAAAGAATCAGTTGTAATACTAGTAGCTACAATATTTGTAGTTTGTAAATTAGTTGGTTGAAATGTACCAGTAACTTTTAAACTACCAGCAACACTTACATTTCCAGTAAATGCAGCAGAAGTTTGAGAAAGTTTTAATGAAGAATTAGTACCAGCCCCGTCTTGAACACGGCGAAGTGTTTCATCTATACCACTATTAGAAGCACTAGAATTAATTTGTAACAAATCCTTATAGGTATTTGCAATTTTTTTACCCGTTAAATCTGTCATTTATACTGCGTTCCAATACTTATCTAATAACTCATACTGATAAATAATTGTATGAATTTGGTCTGCATCTTCCCAATTTACATTGCGGTCAAAATTAGGCTCTGGTCTTGCATTCATTACATACTGACTATTATCACGTAAGTCAGGAGATTTGTTTTGAGGATGTATTACTCTATCATAAGCTCCATCCCAATCATTAGGACAAACCCACAAGTCAAAACTATTTTTGCGTAATCTACTTCTTGGAAAAGAAAATCCACAAATATCACATTCTGCTTTTGTATATTTACCACGAGCCATTTAAATACTTGGTAGCCACGCAGATACTGGAACAGCTGAAACTAAAGCAGGTCTTTGTGGTCTAGCATCCTTTATATTTTCATCATCTTTAACAGAAGCTATTCTATTTTGAGGATGATTGTTTAAATCATATTTGCCTTCATAATCTGCAGGACAAACCATCATTCCATAACTATTCTTTTTTAGCTCACGTAGCTCATAGCGAAAACCACAAATATCACAGATGCCTAATGTTTTCCTTGCCATTATACATAGTTCAGACGAGGTGTGATATACATACTTGCACGTTCTTTATCTTCTTCTTGCGCCCTCATTAGCCTTTCTTCATATTCTTGTTTTATCATTTGAATACGTCCTGCTTCTACACCCGGACGTTTCATAGACATAAAGTAAGCTGTACCAGCAGTAAGACAAGGTAAGAATCTACGAGATACATCTGCATTTTGATTAGAGCGTGTAACATCTTGTATATATTTTACAGTCTCAAACTTAATAACATCAGTGCTGTTTTCAGGGACAGGCCATAAGAACACAACAGATTTATCACGTTCCCTTCTAACAGCAAACTGTGTTGGTCTGCCTGTTTGTCCTTTACGAGGAACTTTTAAATACTCTTCCATACTAATACGTTCAAGCTGTAAATCAATATTACTTCTATTTACCACAGCTTCAAGCACATCAATATTTTCTACGCCTAGGTCATAGCTTGTAGTACTTGTTGTTACAGTTACAGCAGTAGTACCAATTGTCCATAGTTGGATACCACGATTTTGCCAATCTTGTAAAAGCAAATTAATAGACCTACGAGCAGAACGAGGTTCTTCGCCAAGTGTAGCTTCGCCTCCTATCATTTCCATAGCTTCTTGGATTACTTCATCAATGTCCATTGAAAAACTATATGTACCTGATGTTGCCATTTATGGCCTCCTTGCTTTCTTTTTATTCCTCTTCTTTTTCTTTTTAGAAGGAGGACGTTTTATTTGTTGTGATATAGAGCTTCTTGATACAACCATAATTATCCTAGTTTAAAGTATATTAATATTGTTAATATAACAACACCTATAATAGCAGCAGCTATACCAGCTGTTTGAAAGTTATCTACTGTTTCCTGACGTTTCTGTCTTGCTATCCTAGCTCTTTCTTTTTCAGCTTCTTTTTCTTCTTGGATACGTTTGGCTCTTTCATTAATAATCTCTTGCCATGTTCCAAATCCAAATCTAGCATCAACAAGCTGTCTCATTTCATCCATACTTTCTTGAGCTAACTTTGCATCAATAACGCTTGTTGCTACATCTTTAGTTTGACCTATGATAGATTTATCACCAAACCTATCTTTTTGAATTTGTTTCTCACCTTGAAACAATCCGTCAATAGCCCCAGCAATATCTTTAATATCATTTGCAGTTTGTATATTAGATTTAATAAAGTCAACAGACTTTTGTACTAATGCAATACCTGCCAATCCTGTACTAATGGGGTCCACTTATTTATCCTCTCTATTACCCTCTTTACCATTTAACTTTATGACTCCAATATTTTGCACTTAGTTTTGTTGTGGGTTTACCTTGTGCATTATGTCGTGCATAATAAGACCGCTTACGAGCTTTGTCTTTTGCAGTTGTTGGGTTTTTGCCAGCACCTCTAACTCCTTGCTGACCAAATCGAATAGTTTTTACTTTGTCACCCTCTTTAGCCACAACAACATGAGATTTAGTTTTGTGATTAGGAGTGCGCTTTGGTTTATTATAACCAGTTACTCCTGCTTTTGCTAATCTTGGGTCTTTCTTTTTAGACATTAATATATCCTATTGTGAGGTGCTTTACCAATCTTACCGCCTTTTTTAGCTTTACGATATTGCGCTGTTTTCTTTGCTATAGCTTCAGGCTGCTTAACAAATTGATTTCCTGCCTTAGTTCCTTTTCTTTTAGCTCTCGAAGTCGCCGCATATTCCTTTGAGGTGAGTGCTTTAATAGCCGCCTCTGGTAAGTATCTTTCACCCGTCTTACTTGACTTCTTACCACTCTTTGTTCTCCACTTTTGTTTTGTCCAGTTGGTAAGAGATTCTTGTGTCTTTGATTTTGACATATATCATACTACGATTTGTAGCCTCCACCTGCATCTTTATAAGCTTTTGCAAGCATCTGAGCTTTACGAGCAGACCACTGACCCGGCTTGCCGCCCTTACTACCAGCTTTAATACGATTAAATTGACGCTTTCTCATTTCTGGTTTAGTATAGTTACCTGCTTCGTTTACACGGCTTCCTGTTTTTAATTTTACAGTAGATAAAACTTTAGATTGTTTAGCATGTGTTGCACTAGCTTTTTTTAAACCTTTAGCAACTTTATCAATTTTATCTTGATTAATACTGCTACCTTCTTTTTTATAAGCAATGCGTCCACCTTTAGCTAAAGAAACACCCCTACCCATAAGGATATCTTTTTGAGTAACTTTACCATCACCAGTTAAATCAGGAAATTTTTTTGCCATTATACTGACCTTGCTGCTCCTTTACCTTTACCTGTAGGACGACCATTAATTAAACCACCAATACTTTTCTTTACAGTTTCTTTATCATTGAAAACATAAGAACCATCTGGTTGTTTTTTTCCACCTAATTTTTCCATAACATTTTGAACACCTTCTTCTTTAAGAAGTTTTGTTGTATCCATAGCATCTTTTACTACTCTTGGTGTTCTTGCTTTAGGCCTATCTTTTCTTTTAGGTTTATTGCTTACAGTTTCTCTTGCCATTATCTTTTCATTACCTTTCCACCACCACGAAGAGCTATGCCCATTCCACGACCTTTTCTCATTTTTCCACCTGCTTTTTTACTTGTCATAGCATATGGATTTGTTGCTGTACCTTTAGTTATTTTTAAAGTTTTTCCTGTAATAATTTTATCAGGGTCTTTTATACTTGGATTTAATTCTTGTAATTTTTTAATAGTTGTTTTATTTTTCTTAGCAATTTGAGAAAGAGTATCTCCTTTTTTAATTTGATACTTACCTACAAGTTGTTGCTGTTTTTTTAATTCAGGTTTAAATGCTGAATCTCTTTTAGCTGTAACCGTTGTATTAATATCAGGTTTCTTTTGTGTTGGCTTTTTTGATTCAACTGCTTGAAGTCCTGTTTTTGCTCCAGTAGATGTTTCTTCTTTTACTTTTCCTTCTCTTTCTCCTTTAGTAAAAGGATAAGCAGCTAAACCTAGACCAGTACCTGTTAATCCAATTTTTGCAGCTTTTTTAACTTTTGAACTTTTGGCAGCATCTTTAGCTACCCTGTCAAATTCTTTTGCCATTTTTTCATCGACTGCTTTTTTAGCTGCTCTACCTTCTTTTGTTCTACCATCTATTTTAGGTTTATCTTTAGGTTTAGCTGTTGCTGTTTTAGGTTTAGCCGTTGTTGTTTTAGGTTTAGCCGTTGTTGTTTTAGGTTTAGCCGTTGTTGTTTTAGGTTTAGCCGTTGTTGTTTTAGGTTTAGTTTTAGGTTTAGTTTTAGGTTTAGCTTTTAAAACAGCATTAGCTAACTTTTTAAAGTCTACTTTATTTTTAGCTTTACTAGCAACTTTTTTTAATGCTTGTTTACCTAACATTCTAGCTGCAGTTCCTCCTGCAAGTTTTAAACCTCCTGCTACTATTATTGGAATAGGCATTTTATAATCCTCCTTCGATTGTGTTGTCGCCGCCACCTGTCGAAGCAGGAGTTTGCATATCATCACGGCGTGTTCTTCTTGATTGATTACGCAGTAAACCTACTGCATTTTGATATTGTTGTTCGTATACTTGTTTAGCTGTATAGTTTTTCATAAACCCTAAAGCTTCTGACATACAAGCTGCATATAAAGCATCGTAACAAAACTCAGTAAAATAATTAGTAGGCGTAGCATCAGCTAAAGTTGTAGGCCTAGTTATGTAAACAAGCTCTCCGCTGTAAGTAGCACTAGCTGTAGGGGCAAAACGAACTTGTGTATTTGTTCTTTTTGAATAATATTTAGGAGTTCCTGTGCTTGCTGATACAGGCCAATAATCATTTATAAATTCATCTGTTCTTTGTAATAAATTTATTTTAGTTCCACTTTCAGTAATATTAATATTTTTAACTAGCCTTGTTCCTGTTGGTAATGTATAATCATTTGTTCCAGCTGAAAGTGTAATAGATGTTATAGTTACAAGACCATAATCATCAAGAGATTTTGTTAGCCTTTCTTCTGCACGATTTATAAGTTTAGGAATATGATTAACAAACTCTGTGCCATCATTTTCTGTAGTTTCTTTAATATCGTTTACAAGATATGTATAATCAGCCATAATAAATAGTCACAGTTGCTGCACTAACTGGTAAAGCAACAGATACAGTTCCTGTCATTCTTATACCATTATCAGTATAATCTTGGTCTGTTGAATCATTTGCCGTAGTATTAGTGAACTTAATAATATTACCTGTCACAGTTCCAAAAGGGTCTGTAGATGTTCCGGCAATTATAAAATCACCAACACCTGTAGCATGAATAGCACGTATTCTTGTATCTTTTAGCGTTGCTCCTGATACAGTATCAACAGCGTCACCTGATGTAGATACAAAAGACACTCTAAGGTTAGTCATATTATTTACTCCTAGTTATAATCAGATACACCTATTATACACAAAAAAAGGGAAAGATACAACGACCTTTCCCCATAAACTTTAATTAAGTTTTTATAGATAAACTAGTTCTTAGGAAGAACCAGCATTACCAAAGTAACCTCTCCAATCAGAGAAGCCAAAGCTATAACGCTCACGAGCTTTAAAGCGAAGGTTTCCTGTATCAAAATCTGGTTCCATCTTAGTTTGCAGTGGTGAACGTACAAACATTTTAGCACCATTCGGAACATCAGTTTTGATGTAGAAGGCATTAGTATCCGTGAAACGGCGGTTCACAAAGAACCCACCCGGCATAAGACCTTGATTACGAATGGAGTTAATGTCATTAACATTTGTTGCACCATTAGCTGCAGTTGTTGGGTTAACCCCAATTGTTGTTGACATTGTGCTGTTCAAGATTTGGTCAGCGACAAATGCCAAGTCAGATGGAATGTGGAGGCTTTCGGCTTGTGCGCCGATTAAGATACCACGGTCATCTTTGATTTTGGAAATGCTGATAAGAGCAGTTTCCAGTGAAGCTTCTGACAAGTCAGCACCTGTAAGCAGGTTGCTTTGGTTGCCATCACCGATAGTTGGGTGCGAAGCGGAGAAGAACGGTTGTCCATCACCACCAGCAAAGCTTGCGTTAAAACCATTGTTAAATACATCAGCAGCTTTAACTTGTTTTGTATTAGCCATAGCACGAGCCAAACCTTTGGCACGTAACTTGGCGAATGTGTCATAAAGATTATCTTCCATAGCTTCTTCTGTGACAGCGAATCCAAGAGCAATAGTCTCGTGTGTGTAACGAGATGTAAAGCTTTCAGAAGCATCGTCATAAGAAACAGCAGCACCTTCACCTTTTACAGGTGCAGTGCCGAAGCCTGTGAAGAGAACCTCTTCTTCAAATGCACGGTCACTGTTTTCAGTTTCAAACAGTGGAGCGTGTTCATCAGAGACTTCCCCATACTCAAGGCCGAACACGGCGTTAAGACCAGGGAGAAGCTCTTTTGCAATACTTGCACGATTAATAGCCATTATTATTTATCTCCCTTAGTTAGTTGTAGTTACTACGGCTGAAGTTACAACATTCTGATAATCGGTAGCATCATAGTTAAATGCGACTTCCAATTTAGTGAATGCATCCCCAGCAGCGTTATTAGGCTCATCAACAATATTGATGATACGTAGCAAACCATTTGTAGTTTTACCAGTTGTACCAGCAGTTGTTTTAGCAACAATGGTTGATTTACCAGTAAAGGTAGAACCACCAGCAATTGAGCTAACTTCTACATTTCTTCCTACAATGCCAGCGGCAACAGTAGCGTTTGAAGAAATGATGTAAGTTTGTCCAGGGTTATCATTTACTAGACCAACGATATCTGTAGCAGACACGCCAGAATAATAAGGTTTAAATTTTTGTTCCCCGTCTTCGACATAACGACAACCTTGGAAAGTACCTACAGGCACTTCGGTTGAGGTTACACACGGTGTAAGTGTACCAGAGGCAATACGTACAGGCGTACCTGTATACATTGCTGTAGCACCTGAAGCAATAGGATATTCATTCAGGCCGTTACTGTTTGGTGCAGCACCACGAACACGAGAAGGCTGAAGTCCAGTGACTTTAGTAGTAGACATATATTTTCTCCTTCAGTGTCTAAGTTTCTGTAACTAAACTTCGCTTTCCTTTTTAATCAAATTGTGGAGAACGGCCTTTAGTTACATTTGTTTTACTTGAGTTTGAAATAGGCATACGGCGGTCACCAGCATTATCAAGCTGTGAATTAACAGCATGTACCATCTCCGCAGATGCATTTTCAAAGTGTTTTTGCCGAGCCATAGCTTTGCCTTTCGGCATTTTGACAAGGGCTAAATCTCCTCGACATATTGTACCTTTGTAACGACCATCATCCTTCACCATTGAAGTATGTGCCATTTCAGGAACTTCATCCAGATTAACAAACTCCCAGCCTTCAGCTAGTCGCTTACCTACATTTGTATAGTCATCCTGTCCTTTTAGGGTTATACGTATCCAACGAAGTGTCATTCCGTCATTTGTAAATCTATTGTTTACAGAATCAGGAATATCTAAAAGATTAGGTTCACGATATTCGTATGTTTCTTGTTCTCTGGTTTCCAGTTCACGACTCTGTGTTTCTCGTGTGTTTTTACTTGTCATCGGGTTTCCTCCACGCTATCGGTTAATTGTAGTATATTCGCCGTCAGAGTTTTCAACTTTGAGTTTCTCGGCTGCATACTGTTCAAGTGATATACCCCACTTATTAGCAAGACGTACATCTTCTTGTGTGAGCTTTACTTTCTTACTTGATGAGGTTGACGGAGTGCGTGAAGCTCCAGCGACCACTTGAGCAGGTTGTGACGTTTCCTGCGGTACGGGGTTGGTAGCATTATTGCCACCAAATTTATGTGGAAATGTATTAGCAACACGCTTATCTACTTCCATATAAAATTCATCTTCAGAAGGGTCATATCCTTCTTCTTTTAGCTGCGCATCAATTGCAAGAGCAGCAGCTGTCATAACTTGGTCTGAGTTAAACCATTCGTTTTTATGCGCCCACATAATAGCCTTTTCATCATATCCTTGATAAGTAGGTGCTGGTTGAGCAGCTTGTGGTTGCGCTTGTTCTTGTTGTACTGTATAAGAATCCAGTTCTTTTTTATAGTCAGCAAAACGAGTAGTATCTTGTTGTGCAGAATTTAAAGCTTCTTGCGCTCGTAATATTAAATCAGAGTCTCCGCTATCTACAGCATTTTTATATGCGCTTCTAGCTAACTCAAGACGTTCTTGAACCTGTCCTTCAGAAGATGTTGCATTTTCTAATAATGCTTTTTTATAATTATCTTCTTGAGACTGCAGCTTTAACTGCATTTCTTTATTAGCGGCAACTAATTGTTCTACTTCTTCTTCTCGTTCTTTTTTTTGCTTTACAAGTTGCCTAATTCTTTTCTGTGCGCCTGAAGTCTCTATACCATCAAGTTCTTTTGGTTCTTGTGATTCAGTAGTTTCTTCAACAGAAGTTTGAGGTTGTTCTTCTTGTGAGGGAGCTTCTTCTTTTTTTTCAGGAGCTACAGCTTCTACTTGTTGCTCTGGCTCTTCTCCTTCTATTTCATATTGTATTTTTTCTTGTTCGTCAGCCTTTGTAGGCTCAATCGTAGACCATTCAGTCTGTGACATAGTTTTACTCCTTTTAACGTCCACAGCGAAAAAGACGAATTACGCTGTTCATGTGTATATATTATATATTATAAATTATTGTTTTGCAATAGTGCTTACTTAGATAAATTATAGGTAGGGTCTAAATCTTTTGAATCCTCGACTACCATTTTAACATCATCATCGAAAATAAGCAATAGCTGAGTTCCTTTATAAAAGAACTTAGTACCACTATGCTTTCCATAACAAATATAGTCACCTTCTTTACACCAAGGACGACCTTTAAATTTATTATCAGCATAAGCAAGATTACCCACTCGTAAGACCCTACCCACTGTAGTAAGGTAGGCCATATCCGATTTGATAGAATCAGGTAGTATGATTCCACCTTTAGTTTCAGATTTAACAGATACAGGCCGTACCAAAACATTATAACCCGGTATTTCAGGTAAAATTTCTGGGTCAGGAACTTCAGCATCTGTAATCCATTCATCATTTTTTATTGCATTAGAAATTGCTTGCATATTAATCCTCTTCAATATATCTATTGGTAGTATCTTTAATTATACTAATTGAAATCTCAAAGCCATTGATTTTTCCAACAGCTTCACGATAACTAGGATAATCCGAAACACTTCCATATGCAAGCGAATTTTTTACTTCATCAATTTCTTTTTGAAGTTCTTTAACTAAATTTTCGTAGAGTGTCAAGTATTTTTACCTTCTTTAATAAAGTTCATTAAAAGATTTGCAACTACTTTTGACTCCTCTAATTCATTGTTCTCTTGTGCCTTCATCAAGTCACCAATCAAGTCCATAGCTTTGAGAACACGTTTATTATTTCTGTCCTCTTCTTTCTGAGCATCTTTTAGCGCATCACTAGCACCAGCTTTCTGCGCATCAAGAATAATTTTTTGTTCTTTCAAATCAAGGTCACGTTGTTTAAGTGCAGCATCAACTTGTTTATTAGCCATTTGAGCTTGTACTTTACCTTGCTCAACACCAAGACGTTGTGCTTCTAGTTGTACCATTTGAGCTTCAGGTGTACCAGCTTGTTTTTGTTGTGCCATAGCCATCCCTGCTTGCATAATTTGTTGTGCGGCTTGCGCTTGCATTGCAGCAACAGGGTCAGGCATTTGCGATAACATAGCCGCAGCTTGTGGGTCTTGCATTGCTTGCATCGCTAATCCTTCAATTTGCTCTTCATATTTTAA